GGTATTTGCAAAGTCAAAAATCCCTGCTCTCCCACTAAGTGTGGTTGAGAAAGACATGCCAGAAATGATTCCACCAGACTCCAAAGGCAGGAAGTTCGCATTTAACATCAGGATGAACAAACTAGGCGACGACCAAACGCTTGAACCAACCACAAACAGCAGAATACAAACAGCTGCCGTTAAGATGGGTGACTACTTCAGGTACCGTTACGGTATCGGGGATGTGCACTCACTATCAGTTGACAAAGCGTTCAACGGACAAGGCAGGATTGAAAAGATGGATTTTGACACCTCTACAGGTGCAGCATTCCAACAGATCTTCCCAGGCAAGAGCAAGAAATCAGATCTTGTTACTATTAGGGAAGACAACAGCGTTGAACCTTCAACCAAACCAGAAGGAGAATTCCTAGCCACTGAAATCCAAGCACAGTGGCTCAGTTTCGCAAGTGGAATCAACAGGGCACTCCCTGTCACAGCTTCCGCTAAATCAGAGCTGTTACCAACCAACAAAGCTTGGAAAAAGAGAATAGTGAATGTGGTCGATCCGATCACAGTCATTAATCAAAAGAGACTACTAGCCCCTGTGGTTGAAGAACTAACCAAGGATGGATCTAACTCCCCTTGGCAATTGTCTTTCAATCCTTACAGTGACTGGCACGTCTTGGCAAAACGCCTGACCACCAAAAATGTTGCAGGAATTTGCTCGCTCGACTTCTCATCCTTCGACTGGACCATTCCAGGAGAGGTTATAGAAGCTGTGGGACTATTCCTAGCAGAGATTTACAAGGCAAAACCAGGGACACCACAATACAACAGGTGTATCACAGTAATGACAGGCATCGCAAGAGCTGCCACCCTAGTGCAGGATACCATTTTTATCAAATCACACGGAATGGTCTCAGGCATCTATGGAACTAGTTTTGTGGACACAACCTGTGTGTTGCTCACCCTATATGAGATTGTCTCAGAACTCCTCCAACCAGGAGGGGAACTTATCAACCCGGGAGACTTCTTTGACATCCTGGAATTCATAGGATGTGGTGATGACACAACTATTTCTGTGGACAGTGCATTCATAAAGAAACTCGACCTCAAAAAGATCAAAGACATGTACAGAGACAGATATGGAATGGAAGTCACACCATCAATCAAAAACTCAGATGAGCTAAAGTATGGAACCATTTTTGAAGCAGACTTCTGTTCAAGGAAGTTTGTCACAGTTCCAAACCACCCAACATTCTACATCTCAAAACTCAAGGAAGAAGCACTATCAGGAATGGTCCATTATACAAGATATAAGGACCCTGCTGAAGTTGTCGTCCAACTAGAAGCAATCAGAAGAGAGTTGGTTGGTTATGGCAAAGAAAAGTATGAGCAGTTTGAAAAAGCACTTCGTGCATACTGCATATACCACAATGCTAAGTACATCCCAAGAACTTGGGACGAACTGATTTTGGGCGCATGGGAGGAGATTGACACCAATCCCATGGCAAGATTGAAAGTCCAAGCAATTCTAACAGTTGAACAACACGAGTCAATACAAGAATTATTCAAAGCTGCAGAAGAAGAGCTCAGAATTGAAGTTCCAAAGAAAGCTATCACGCTAACAATGGAGGACACACCAAAAACATGGCTCAAGAAAATAAGAGCCGCTGCAAAAGAATGCAAGAGTTACAGGGAGTTCAGAGAATCCCCTGCGGCCTTGTCCCTGGCAGCACAGACAATTGAACCAGAAGTCATCAGGTTCAAGTACCCCAACAGCACAAGGTACTATACATTTTATAGTATCTACAGCCTTTCCCCATTCTTGTTCCTAGCAAAAGGAGACAGAGAATATGAAGGTTCACCATATGGTTTTAACATTGAGATGTACTCAGCAGACTCACCAAAGATCAACTCTCACAATGAGAGAATGATACAAGCAGAGACGCTGAAACTCACCTTCGAGAAACCAGACGATGAGAATCTGTGGACCAAGACTGTACAGCTGTTGATTCCAAGCCACGCACAGATGATGGCAGGTACTTCAGTTGATCCAGTCCAAGCACCAAAACAAGGAGCTGGAACAATGGCAACTTCAGGATCTGAAATGCTACCAGTTGGCAACAACATGGGAGCAGGATCAGCAGTAGAAGCGCCAGCAGCCGCCCCAACAGTTACCTCTACAAACTTAGCTGGTGCCACACCCCTTATCACCCCCTTACTCGGAGTGGATGGCTCATTAGCCCCACAGAGAGGTTGGTGGAGAGATCTGGTATCACTAGGTGAATCCTGGTACTGCAACTACTTGACCTTTAACACAGGAATCAAAAGAGGAACCATAATCCAAACATGGGACTTCAACCCATGGGACCCCAAGTTGGTCGGAACGCCAACAGCAATTTATGCAGCCATGCACAAGTCCTTTATAGGGACAATTGAGATCATGTTCGGGATAACCTCACACGCT